TAGAAATTTTTGAATAATATGTTTTTATATTTTTAATGTTATTTTCATAATGTATATCTAAAACAATTTTAACAACATCTGAATTAAACATTATATTAAAAATATAGATATTTATATAGTTTTTTTATAAAAGAATATAATTAAAATATTTTATAAATTAATAATTTATAAAAAACTGAGATTTTTAAACTTTCTTACCTGTAAATTTTTGGGAACATTATTAGAAAATAAAAAAAATCTAAACGTAATACTTGATAAGTCGAAAGATTATGGATATGTATATAAAAATGATGATGAAAAATATGTTCAAATGACTTTAAAAGAAATTATTGATAATTCAATGTTAAAAATGCGCGAAAAATTAGTCGTATTAAATGATGATATTAGAAAAACAAAAATATACAATGACGTATCTGATATGAATGAATCTAAAATTAAAAAAAAATATTGTGATTATGTTAATGAACCACCTGTTAAGAATATTGTATCTGAACTTATTTCATCAATATATTATGATAAAAAAGATGAATGTATACAGATATATAATTCAATTAAGGATAATAATGATGATAATATAGAGAGATTATATGGATATTGATAATAATTTTTTATAATATATTCAAATAAAGAACTGAATTAAAGTAATATACAAACAATAATTTTTAATTTATATAATAAATTTAAAAATTTTAATTTATATAATAAATTTAAAAATAATAAATTTTAAATTAAATATTAATTTAAAATTAATGTAAAATATTTTTTTCTATATTTATTTTAATGAGCACTAATTTAGTTATTAACGAAAATACAAATATAAGAAATGATTCAACTTTTTATACATATCGCGATTTTAATAATGACAAAATTTCAAATTATAATTTTATTCCAAATATTATGAATGAATCTCATACAAGAAATACTTATATGGAATCAATCGATGTTGTTGGTTTACTACAAAGTGGAAATAATGATGTAAATGGAATAAATATAGATGAAGCAACTCTTTTAAGAAATGGAGAAAATCAAAGTAATTTATCAAAAAAAGAATTAGATACACGATTATTTCCAGGTGCTCCCTATATGATGTCTGGTCAATCATTATTAAAAAATCCAGATTTATCATCTAGATTAAAATATGGCGAAGATACACGTGTTGCTAAATCCGCAAATGTTGCAGCATCATATGCTGCCAATAATTTTATTCCTCTTATTCCAAGTATAGAAGATAATGTTCAAAATGTTGATCATATTATACCTACATATTGGGTAAGGGGGGGTATGAGTTCAAGAAGTGTTATTAGAAATATTGATTATTTAAAATCATGTGGTATTAAGAAATAATTTTATATTATTTTTAACAATTTACATAAATATTTTATAATATTACTTAAAGAATAATATACCTGTTGTGCAATTTTAAATATTATTCAGTTAAAAGGTTAAATAAATATTCGCTTAAAGTTTATTTTTAACCATTTACATGAATAATATTTAAAATCGTGCTCATGGTGTACGATTCTTTAAGTAGTATTATGAAAATCGTATGTAAAGGGTTAATAAATATTACTTTATTTATTAAATTATTGTTTTATTAATAATTTAATAGAATGGATATATTTTTACATAACTTTTATAAATTATTATTATTATTATTATTATTATTTGTATTATTTGTATTATTTGTATTATAATTATTAATTTTTGATTCATACTTTTTTTTGAAATTAATTAATTTTTTGTTATTTTCCTTTCTTTCATAATTATTATTTGAAATATACATTAAAAGTCTATATGTCATATCTATTTCAATTTCAAGTTGTTTTATTTCAAAATTTCTATTAATATTTTGTTCAGATAAAATTGTATTATAATTTTCAGTATTCCTTGATTTAGAATTTTTATTTAAAATATTTTCAACAGTAACAGTTAAATCACTATTGTTTTGTATATTTATAATTCCTTTTGATATATTCGATGTATTTCGTTCTCTTGGTGTAAACATTACATAATGTATTTCGCAATTTATATATCCTTTTAAATTTTCTATATTGAATGGAGTTTCTCTAATAAAATTATATCCATAAATAAATACTTTATGTTCAGACTCATTAGTTTCAGATATTTTTGACATAATATTATTTATATTTTTAACATTACAACTATACTGGTTTGTGTATAATTGTTCCTCTGTATTTTTAACTTCATGAAATTTACTTTTTTTTTTAATATCAGCTAATATTTTTTTATCTAATAAAAAATAAACTTTACTTAAATTATAATATATTCTTGTTCTTAAATTAGATTTTTTTGAATATAAAAATTGTGATGGATGATTAGCGTCTATTTTTGAGAAAATATCGTATTTACCCGTTTTAATTATTTCCTTTCCTAATACATTTTGAAAATGATTTCCTTCTATAATACTGGGTGAAGATATTGAATTTTGCGTACATACAATTATTAAAAATGGTTCATCATTTGTATTGATTAATTGATTTATACTCTTCATATACATATTAATATCAGGATCATTTGAATATGTTAAAAGATTCATTTCATCGTAATTAATATATATAATTTTTTTATTATACTCCATATAATAAATATTAAGATTAAAAATAATAATATAATTATTTTTCATATTCGTCAAAACCTTTTTTATAAATTTCTACAATCTCTTTACGCATTTTTTCATAATCTACAATAGGTTTTACATATTCTATTTTTTCACCCTTATATTCATTCCATTTTAAAATATATTTTTTTGACAAATCTCTTAATTCAGGAATCCATTTTTTAATATAAACACAATCTCCGTCATTATCAATTGCTTGTTTCCATGGTGATAATATACGAAAATACGGTTGACTATCAGCACCACTTCCACTCGACCATTGCCAGTTTCCATTATTAACTATCGGGTCATAATCAACCAAATTTTGCGCGAAATATTTTTCTCCTATACGCCAATCACATTGAAGTATTTTAATGAGGGTTCCACTGGTAATTAATCTTGCACGATTATGCATAAATCCCGTTTCATTCATTTGTCTCATTCCTGCATCAACAGAAGGAAACCCAGTTTCACCTTTTTTCCAAGCCTCTATTGATTTTTTATTATTTGTCCATTTAATAGAATCATACTTTTCTTTTAAACTATGGCCTTCCATTACTTTAGGTATATAATAACCTAAATAGTAATAAAATTCGCGCCAATATAATTGTGCTATTATACCATGTTTAATACCGAATGATTTTAAAACACAATCGTATACTTCACGAATAGAAACGCAACCGAATTTTATATAAGCCGATAAGTGGGTAGTCTCTTTTTTTAAATCATTCCTTTCATTGTCATAATTAATAAATTCACCATTTTTAATTGATTTCAATATATCTAAAGCTCTTTCACGACCACCGTGTATTAATAAATTTTCATTTTTGGTATAATATTTATTAATATCATTTAATTCAATTTTAAATTTATTTTTTAATAAAAGTTTTTCGTCATTAATAAGTTTACCACCAGTAAATTTATAATTATCAATTTTTTTAACAGCATTTTTTGAAATAGAATTATTTTTAAAAGGTGTATATTTTTCATAACATGTACCGTCTTTTTTTAAAAAAGTGCCAATAGATGCCAATAAATAATCTTCAAATATAAATGATTCTATATTATTTTCTTTACAAAAATCAACTATTTCACTATCTCTTTTTCGTGCATAAGGTGTATAATCCATATTAAAAAATATAGAATTATATACATTTTTATCAAATAATGATTTTAGAACGTCGATGTTTTTACCATAGAAAAAATATAATTTACTATTAAATTCGTTTTTTAAATAATCATTTAATTCATTTAAAGATTCAATCATAAATTGAAAAGCATTATTAGAAAAATAATCATTTTCAACGACTTGTTCAGGAGTAAATATAAAGATGGGAATAATAGTTTCCGATTTTTTATAACATTCAATAAATGCAGTATTGTCCTTTAAACGGAAATCTCTTCTAAAAATAAATAATGAGTTCATTTTGTATTAATTATGTTTCTTTATTTTAAATGATATTAAAAATATTAGTTAAAAATAAAATCATTTTTTTATAATTTATTATAAGAATATTTATTATAAGAATATTTATAATTTTATTAATATATAATATCTAAAATATGTAATATCTAAAATTTTAATAATTTTTTTTCATATAATCTATAAAATATTAATAATAATATTATTAATGACAAAATTATAATAATTACCCACAATGTTTTATTACTTATACTATTTTTAGATGACTTTTTAGAAATATTACTCTCATTATTATATTTTTCTTCATTAGAAACTTTTTTCATAGGTTTAGTTTTCTTCTTTTTTTTGGATTTTGTTTTTTCAGTTTCTTCACTTTCATTATTAACATTTTCTATATAAACAATTTCTTTTTGATTAACAGGTGTATTATATTTGGTAACAGGTCTTTCTATAATAACAGGTGGTTCTTCAACATAAACTGGATATATATTATTATAATATGATGCATCACTAACTGTATCTACATAAGAACCATAACCACCATAATTAATTGGAAAATATGAGCCTAAGTATAAATTTGATGGTCCTGGATGATGGTTTCCCATTCCATGATGACCTCCAATAGCACCACCATGATTACCTCCTCCACCCATATGTCTTCCTCCAACAGCACCACCCATATGTCCACCTCCAACAGCACCACCCATATGTCCGCCTCCAACAGCACCACCCATATGTCCACCTCCAACAGCACCACCCATATGTCCGCCTCCAACAGCACCACCCATATGTCCACCTCCAACAGAACCACCGTGAAAAGATTCTATTAAAGGAACCATCTCTTTTTTTTTAACAATTGGCATATTATTATCTAAAAAATCAGTACTATTAATAGGTACTTTATTATTATAGTTTTTTAAATTTAGATTATTATAATATCCAGTTGATTGAATATCAGATTCAGTATATAATGATTTAGACGGTTGATTTAAAGATGGTTGGTCTGGGTCTAAAACATATGATTCGTTGTTTTGATTTAAAGTATTAAAAATTTTAGTATTTACATTATATTTTGTTGCTTTAGTTTGTTCAACATATGGTGGATTATTAGAATATTGATTACATATTGGAACGTCAAAATATCCATGATTTACATATGGTGCAAATGAACTCATTATTATTAATATTAGATAATAAAAACTAATGAATAATTAAAATATATAATATTTATTTTAATTAAATCTTAAGAAAAATTATTTTTTAGAATTATATTTAATTATTAAAATATTATATTTAAATATTTTTTAATAAAATATTTTTTTCTAAATTTAATATATATAATTAAATGAAATCACTTTGTTCACCAGCACTCTTATTCTTAGTTCTTATGGTTATAGGTATTATTATGATGATTTATAATAGAATACAGCCAATGTCAATTGTTGTTAGCGCACTTTTTATAGTAATTTGGACATGGTTTTTAAATTTCCTTTGTGGATTAGGACATGAAGGAATTTCATGGTTTTTAGTCGTAATGCCATTTGTATTATTTTTGGTTGTTTTTTCATTGATATATGAAACAATAATGATTAATAGTTTAAAGGAAAAAGAAAATTTTGAAGATCATGAACACCCTCTCGGTAAAAGAGGACATATGGCAGATGAATATGAATCACATAATGAACATTTTAAAAGTAAACATAAAAAAAAATAAATTTATTAAAGAAAATTAATATTTGATTAAAATACCTAAATTAAATCTATATAAATTAAAAAGTGTAAAAATAATGTAAAATCATAAAAATATTATTTTTCATAATATATTGATTGGTATATTCTACCAGGAACATAATTTTTACCATAATTATTTTTACGTAATTTATCAGCGCTTTTATTAATAATACATAATTTTAATTTTTCATGACACAAACAATCTGTTTTTTCATATATTGTATAATCCTTATGATTTATATAATATTCTATCATTCTATTCATATCGTGTGTATAAGACGGATTATATTGATTCACTTTTTCAACAATATCATTTTTATCAAATACATCTGTTTCAATTAAATCAAAATCCTTTTTTATATCTTCTAATCTATACACCATATTATATCTGTCGTATTGTGATAAATTTTGTCCCATAATATCAATAATATTATATAATTTTTAAATATTTTTATAAAAACAAATTTTATAAAAATAAATTATATAAATTAAATAAAAAAGTAAATAACATTTAAGCCCAACTTGATAAGGATTGAGTATAAGGATTTTCTTTAAAGGCTTGAACTATATCAGGATTAATTCTATCTGCAAATGGTTCATTAGGAACAGAATTTTTATCTTGTGTAATATTTAAATGCGTCATTTGAGGTATTGAGTTATAAACTTTATTAGCTTGAACGCCTCGTTCATTAATGTAATCATTTTGAATATCTCCTATTTTTTTAGTAGTAACATTTAAACTATTTGCGTCAATTACTTCATTAACACCACCCGGATTAGGTGTATATCCTTTATCCGTTGTTCCTCGAATAGCTTTAATTTCGGCATTATATATATCTTCATATGACATAGGTTTTGTATTAACTCCATCATTTCCTACTCCACCAAAATATTCAATATCGCTTGTAAATTGTCTCATTGTATTAGGAGCATTTACATCAGTCACTTCATAAGCACCTAATTCAGGACCAGTTGGATCACCTATATATTGAACACTAGTATGTTGTCTTATAGTATCATGAACCTGTACATCCGTTGATAAATAACCATCATTTCTTGTTTGTGTCGCTTGACCAACAGCATTTTCCAATAAAGTCGTTTCTTTAACAGTTGTTTTCGCTTTATCATCATTTTTCACATATGGCCCTGGTCTTGAACGTAAATTCGCTTTACGTTTATTTGAAATAGTCGTTTCCTTAATAGTTGTTTTAGGTTTATTATTGGGGTCATAAACAACACCTCTACTCGGTCCATTTTTACTTAGTTGTCCAGAATGTTTATTATGAATATTTGTTTCTTTAATAGTCGTTCTTGCAACGTCATTAGGATCATGAACAACATTACCTCTATTCATATTTTGAATATTACTACTATATTCATTATGAATACTGGTTTCTTTAATAGTTGTTCTTGCAACGTCATTCGGGTCATGAACAACATTACCTCTATTCATATTTTGAATATTACTATTATATTCATTATGAATACTTGTTTCTTTAATAGTTGTTCTTGCAACGTCATTTGGGTCATAAACAACATTACCTCTATTAATATTTTGAATATTACTATTATATTCATTATGAATACTTGTTTCTTTAATAGTTGTTCTTGCAATGTCATTTGGGTCATGAACAACATTACCTCTATTCATATTTTGAATATTACTATTATATTCATTATGAATACTTGTTTCTTTAATAGTCGTTCTTGCAATGTCATTGGGGTCATAAGCAACACCTTTTCTAATGTTACTTCCCATCATACCACTATGATTATTATGAATACTTGTTTCTTTAATAGTTGTTTTAGCAACATCGTTCGGGTCATGAACAAATCCTGCACTTGGTTTTTGTGCACTAAGATTACCATTATAATTATTTTTCTCGGTAGTTTGTTTAATAGTAATTTTAGCAATATCTTTTGGATCACGCACTTGACCTTTTTTCCTACCTTGATAGTTTCCAGATTGTCTATTATTTTTAATAAGTTCATACTTTTTAGTCTTTTTCGCTTTTTGTTCATTTCTAGCAACACCTTTTTGAATAGATGACTTAAAATTCATTATATAATCAGTATCTTTATTCGTAACACGATTATTATTCCTTATTCTAATGGATTTTTTACCATAATCATTTGGTGTTTCACTATTAAGTCCCAATAATCCTGTAATAGTCCATCCTCCATTACTACCTGCATTTCTAAGCCCTCCATCATCATATGTAATTTTACGTGAAACTCTATACTTAGAACGTACTTGTGCAACAGTACCATGAGTAGGTGCTGCACTACCAGTTCGTGTTTTTAGACCAGTTGTTTTACGATTTGTATATTTAGTAACTATACATGGTCGTTGTTCAGGGGCAATAACTTGACCAGTAGTTGTAAAATAACGGTCTGCTTCTTGAATATAAAATGTATCAGGGCGATTTTTATAAACAGTACCGATTTTACCGGGTTTAGCGATTTTTTGACCCGCATTAATTTTACCATAATATGAAATCTTAGGATTTGTTTTAACACGTATTTCATCAGTTGTTTTTGGCATAGAATAATCTTGTGCATCGGCTTGTTGAAAACCGCCTGAAGGTTCATTTGTATAACCTTGATTAAGACCAGGGCCAACATATACTTTTTCTATAGGAGTTTCATTTGAACGAATATTAGAAACGTAATAACGGTCTAACATAAAACCGTCTAAACTCTGTGTTCCATATACGTTTGTAACATTTTTTTGAGGTTCAAAAAATAGTGATTGTTCTTTTTTCTTTTGATAATTATCTTGTTCACCCGTAAATGTTTCGAAAATACCCCTTGTTGAAAATTCGTCTAAATTCTGTTTTACACCACTACCGAAAAAGGGGACTTGATTATTATGTGTAAATTTATTTGGATTAATAGGGTCACCTGTTAATGATATTCCAACAAATCCTCCACTATTAGGGGTTGTTTTATTGTTTACCATATTATTATTATTAATCTCACGTCGTTGGTCAACAGCCATATTATCGTCAATTAATATATTGTCATATTGTTGATAACTATTAAATTCAACTGGTAAGGATGAATCTGCATAATCAACTTTATTATACATAATAGGGAAAGGTGGACCCGGCGTAACAACATTTGTATCTTCAGGATATTTTGATTTTTCTAATAAAACATCAGCTTTTTTTTGTTCTTCTTGAAATATATTATATGCACGTTTAGAGGTATATGTATTTTGAACAGAAGGTATTTGATTTTTAGGTACATTATCAATAAATTTTTTACTTACGGATTTATTATTTTGGTCTTTGTCTGTTTGTAATTTATAGCCTAGTAATAATAGGCCTGCACCAACTATATACTCCATAATAATATAATATAAGATCTTTTTTGAATTTAATTATACTTAAAAAACTTAATAACAATTTGTTTTCAATTTAGAAATTATATTTTTCAAATAAATATTTATAAAAATATAATAAAATAAAGTATAAATAACAAATAAATAACAATTTTATAACAATTTAATAATAATTTTATAACAATTTTATAACAATTTTATAACAATTTAATAACAATTTTATAACAATTTAATAACAATTTTATAATAAATAAATAACAAATAAATAATAAATAAATAACAAATAAATAAAAAATGAAATATTTATTTCTTGATTTAAAAATATAATAATATAATTTATATAAGGATAAATAAAATGTCTAAAAAGATTCAAAAAAAGTATATTACGGATGTTGAAATTGAAGATAATGAAATAATGACATTTGATTTAAATAATATTTCAAATGATATAAAAACGGGATTCGCAAATGCAATCCGACGCACTATTATATCTGAAATAAAAACATATAATATTGATGATAGAACAGTTTCATTCACAGAAAACACGTCCGTTTTGGACAATGAATTCTTAAAACTACGCCTATCATTAATTCCAATAGTTTCGGATTTGGAAGGTGTAAATTATGAAGACCTTGTTATATCATGTTCTAAGACAAATGAAAGTGAAAACACCGAAAGTATTTATGTAAGTGATTTTATATGTCGCGATGTTAAAAATGATAAAGTAATTGATATAAATTCATTATGTAAGTATCCAGCTATATTATTTTGTAAAATACGAAGTAATCAGACAGTATCATTTGAAGGGCGTCTTGCATATCATAATTCTGACCATCACGGTGCATCACATTCTCCAGTTGGAACATGTGTATACACCTTTAAAGTTGATGAAGAGAAAGTAAATGAAATAACAAAAGATTTCTCCGAAATTGAAAAAATAAGTTTTTCTACACTTGAGAGGGAACGAATATATGATAAAAAAGAAGATGGACATCCAAGTGTTTATCAATTTGTAATTGAAAGTATTGGTTTCTATCACCCATTAAAAGTTGTTTTATTAGGACTTAATTGTTTAAAAGATAATTTAAATATTTTAAAAGAAGATTTTAATAAAATATTACTTGAAAATAATAGTAATGAACACCGTATTGAATTGGTCGAAACGACAAATAATGATTTTTTTGATTTTTTAATTGATAATGAAACTGAAACACTTGGTAATTTATTAACATCATATATAACATATGACCCAAATGTTTTTTATTGTGGATATGTAATTAATCATCCCTTAAAAAAAAATATAAATATTAGAATAAAATTAATAAATGATAATACATTTGAAAATGTTGTATTATTAATAATAAAATATATTGATTATTTTATTGATATAATAAATAATATATATACAGAATTTGAAAGTCATAAGTAATATAATTTTATGAAAATGAACGATAACCTAATGATGATTGTTTAGGAAGAATATTACTATTATTTAAGGATGAATTTTTAGAAACAACATTGCTACTACCTATTATAATTTCAGGTTCTGATGTATCTTTTGAATATGTAATTTTATTCTTAGAATTAAATTTAGAGTAGTCATTCGAACTACTAATAACATCTTGGTTATTATTATTTTCAGTATTATATATCGAATAAGATGGAGATAAATAAGAAGTCATATTAAACACATTATTTTCACCATTATTATCCATTTTATTGTCTATTTTATTTTCATATAATGATGAATTATTAGTAATATAATATGTAACAAAAAAAGTAATAATTAGGAGAATAGGTAATTGTCCAAGAAAACGTATTAATGAGAAAAATATATATAAAAGTACAAATATAATAGCATAATAAGTCAAAAACTTTTTATTTAAATATTTTGTTTTCATATCATCTAAGTTCATTATATATATTCAAAATATAATTTTTTATTATATTATTTTAAACAAAAATAATATAATATTTATAATAATATTTATATTAATAATTATAATAATAATTATAATAATAATTATAAAATATTTCTAATAATAAAATATAATGAGAAATATTTGTATATACGACGACCCTAAAAAAAGAGACAGATTTCAAAAGACAAATATAGATATGATGACTTTTAATGGCCCTATTTACTATGCTTATGTTGGTCAAGCATATAATCCTCCCTTTTTTAATACTTTAATTTATACAGAAGAGAATAAAAATAAACAAGATTATCAAATGTGTTGGAATATGGTATTAGTAAATGGATTATTAATTTTACCATCATCTGTAAAATATTTATTTGAAAAATATGAACAGATTCCAATATTTAAAGGTGATTATTTTATAATAAAAAAGAAAACGTCTTTTGTATATATATTTTATAAAGGACCGCAAAGTAAATACAGAGTTATAGATTTTATGGTAATCGGAGTACAAAAGGGCGGTAGTACTGCGGCAATGGGTAATTTAGGAAAACACCCTGATATTGGATTATATAGAGAAGAATTTCATTATTATGATAAACATTGGCCTAAAGGCCTTGAATGGTATAAAGACCATTTTGACTATAGTAAGAAGTTAGTGGGTGAAAAGAATCCAAATATAATATATATGCCTAACGTATTTCCAATGATACAAAATCTAAATCCGTGCATTAAAATGATTTTATTTTTGCGCAATCCCATTGATAGAGCATATAGTGCATGGTATATGTTTAAAACAAAATATACAAGAGATATTATGATACATAATATTAAAACATTTGAAGATTATGTAGATGATGAATTAAAATATAGAATAGATGAGCCCTTAAATATACGTATTGCGGACCGTCATTATGTTCAAAGAGGCTTATATTATAAACAGATTAAAGAACTATTACGATATTTCCCTATACAAAATGTACATATTGTTTTATCAGAAAAATCAAAGAAAGATATGGATGGAGTATATAATGAAATTTATGATTTCTTAGGCGTTCCTCGTGTAAAATTGGATTATACTGAGGAATTTATAGGAACATATACAAAAGAACAGAAAGAAAAGGATATACCGCCTCATTTACGACAACGTTTAATAAATTTTTATAAAGATGACGTTTCAAAATTAGAAAAGTTTTTGGGTTATAAAACGCATTGGTTTGACTAAAAATTGATATTTATTTTTCAATAAAATTGATTTTTATAATAATTAAAATATTTTCAAAAATGAAAATTTACTACACTGGTATCGGTTGTAATGAAAATGGTATTCATACCGAACAAGAATTTTTAAATATAATGAGTAAAGAATTTACACATAAAACATGGAGATTTGAATTGGCATTCATTCCAAGAGAAAAGCATTATCAACTTCAATTTAAAGATTGGGTTTTACCAGATGAATTTGTTTTTTTCACAACGACGGATTGGATAGAATATTCTGGTGCAGAGGTTCTAATTGAATAATTAAAATTATATAATATTTCAAAATTATATATTATATAATTTATCATATAATTTATATTATATATTATTATAAATGATTTATATAAAGAGTTAAAGTTATAAGATATTTAAATGTAAATATGCGTTTTATAATTTAATATAAAAAAATAATATATAATATATTTTAATGGAAGTTCGAACGATTGTAATAATATCTATAGTTGTAATTATTTTATTAGGAAGCGGTTATTACGCATGGCAATATTTTTTTAAAAAACCGCCACTACCTAAAATATTACCGCCATCATCGGAAGAATCAAATGAATCAATAATAGAAGAGATGACGAATTCAGTACCCGAAGTGACTAATTATGAAGATACTAATACACATGCATATTTTGACATCAATATTGGTGATGAATATGCAGGGCGTGTAACAATGCAATTATTTGATGATGAAGTTCCTAAAACATGTAAGAATTTTAGATATTTGTGTTCACAAAATATATTTAATGAAGAGAATCCCACCTATCAAAATACTATCTTTCACAGAGTAATTAAAGATTTTATGATACAAGGAGGAGACATTACAAACGGCGATGGAACAGGTGGATATAGTATATATGGTGAAAAGTTTGAAGATGAAAACTTCAATTTAACGCATAATCAACCTGGTTTATTATCAATGGCTAATGCAGGACCTGATACAAATAATTCACAGTTTTTTATTACTTTAAAAGAGACACCATGGTTAGATAATAAACATGTTGTTTTTGGAATAGTTATATCGGGATTTGATATTATAAAAAAAATAGAAGCTATACCAACAGATGAAAATGATACTCCTGTTGAAACAGTGACAATCGTTAAATCAGGATTATTGTATCCAGATGCATCTATAAAAAATTGAATAAAATTATTAATTAATATCTTAAAATAATTAAATTAGTAAATTCTCTATATATAAAAATATATTATATATATAATATACGTTTATATAAATAAATTATTTTAACAATGTCCGTTTATTTAGAAGAGAATCCAAATAAAAATATTGGCTCATTTGATATTAAGAAAAATGTATCTAAATTTGGTGCACTATTACCAAATTTAAGATATGACAGTGAAAAAGGATGTGTTTATTATCAAGCCAGTACAGGTATTAAATTGAAATCAAAGAAATCTAAAACAGGATATTACTATCAAAATAAATTTTATTTACCTGATATTCAATTGTATGGAAGGATGGATATATATAATAATATTTATTATATAGACATTATACCTGAATATCATGAAAATGGACTTAAAATACATGTTACTTATAGAGACCCATATGATACAATATATGAATATCATAAACAAAAGATTGCAAGAGCAGTTGAATATCAAATATTAGGTATTAATATGTTTAGAGATTGTTATGTAGAAGAACCATTTTATGAAAATGATTTTGGGATAAATAATATTTTATATGACAATGAATATGAAGAAAAACCAGTTTATATTAAAAAAAAAGAGGATGATGAATCAAACGATTAATTGTTTAATTATTAATTTTTTTATTATTAATTTTTTTATTATTTAATTATTTAATTATTTAATTATTTAATTATTATTTTTTTATTATTTTTTATTATTATAAATTATATAATAATGTTTTCATTCTCTAAATTTAGTATTCCTATTCCTAAATATGGAACAAGAAGAAGGAAAAATTATTATAACAGTAATGTAAAAAATATATATCTTGGAAATGATACATGCCCTGTAAAACCTATATTATCATTCGGTAAAAATGATATGTGCACTTCAAAAAGTTTATCAAAATTATATAATAATAAAAATCCTAATGAAAATAATATAAAACTTATTTGTAGGATACTTGTTTTATATGCACAATGCTATTGTATACTTTCTTGTTTAAAAGATAACATTATTAGTGTAAAATATCCTCCGTTTGACGAAGATGGATTTAGATATATTAAAGGAATTATAACTACTTATATGTCATTGCCTATATCACAATATATTAATATATATATGCCGAATGAATTAAGTACATTTAATAATAAAAATACTAATAAAACTATAATTAGTGTTGATAGTTATATAATTCCTGCACAAGAAATGTTTAACATGAATTCTAATCAACCATCCGATAGTAAAACATATATATTATCTAAAAAAATATATAATAACTGTCTATTAATTTCTGATATACGAGAATTAAAGAAGGTGTTCGATGAAAGATTTAATATTGAACCAATAGAATTTATAAAAAAAATAAGTAAAAAACGAAATTCATTTAATGATAATAAATTAAAAGAGTTATCCGATAAAATTATTAATATATTATTAAATTTTTTTAAAGAAAAAAAACTAAATAATACATTAAAATTACCTGATGAGGCAAAGGATATTTTTAAATTATTTACGATCAATAGTACAATAAAATTTCTTAATAATAGATACCCAGTTGTTGTTTCTAATGATACTAATAATGATACTAATAATGATGATTATAATGGTCGTTTTTAAAGTTTTAACCTTTACATAAACATTTTATAATACTACTTACATAAATATACATCTTGTAAATAATCATAAATATTATTTAGATAAAAGGTTAATTATTTTTATTATTATAAATTATATAATAATGTTTAAATTTTTTAAACGTGGAAATAGAAGAAGAACAAATTATTATAACAGTAATGTAAAAAAAGAATACTTATTAACATGTCCACCAAAATTATTTAGTGAATGTGCATCGGAAAGATTATCAAAATCGTTTATTAATAATAAAAATTTAAAACTTATTTGTAGAATAATTGTTTTATACGCACAATGCTATTCTGTACTTTATTGTTTGAAAAATAATGATTTAAAAATTCTATATCCTACTATTGATGCAGAAGGATTTCTTTCTAATACAGAAAAATTTAGTTTTAATGTAGAAGGATTCCGTTATATGAAAAAAATTATAACTACTTATATGTTATTGCCTATATCACAATATATTGATATATATATACCAAGTGAATTATTTACTTTTAATAATAAAAATAATAATATTGATATTAACTATTATAAAATTCGTAAAAATGAAGTAGAATTATATTCTAATAATGAATGTAGTAAAAAGGATAGCAGAGGAATATTAAAAAAAGATAGAAGAGTAATATTAATTGAAAAAATATATTATAACTATAAATTAATTTGTATAATAAAAGATTATATTAAATTTTTTGATGATATTTACAATAATATAGGTATTAATGAAAATAGAGAAACTAAAAGTATTAATAAAAAAATTAGAAAATTTATATTAAAAAAAAAAGAAATATTTAATAAAATTTCTAACAAAAATATTATATTATCTCGTAAAAATAAATTAATAAGCTTATTTAATAGGATTGATTATATCTTAAACAAGAGGTTGAATAATATTAATGATAACGAAAATAATATACAAAACGAAACTGAATTAAAGAATATTTTTAAATTATTTATAATTGATGTAGATAATAAAATAGAATTTATTACAAATAAAGAACCACATATTTTAAAAACGTGTATATAATAATTTATTTTTCAAGAATATAACTGATAAAATGCGTTTTTCAATAAAATATTTTTTATTGAGATATAATAAAAATGTTAGTTGAAGAAGATAATTATGAACATTTTAATAATGAAACAATAAATGAACTATCTAAACTAAAATTTAAATTTAATTTGTATGATAGATTTATTAGTGTAAAAGATGAAAATGGTATTTTTTTTAAAGCACAAACACCCTTTTTAAAAATACTGAAACCTATACATAATACATTTAATAAGAAGAAAACAATTGCTAAAAAATATATTATATTAGAAACAAATGATGAATTAGATTTTAATAATCAAGTTGGACAATTTATGTTTATAATAAATAAGATACATGAAATATCACAAGAAAAAATAAGAGAAAATAGTATAGAATGGTTTAATACTGAATTTGATGATATTGGACTTGATATTAAGGTAAAACGCCCGATTGATCAACAAAAAGATAGTGAATTTATTAAAATATGTATACCTGAACATTTAATAGAAGATGTAGAACAATTATCTAAAGGAAATTATTTGTTATGTAATATAATATTTAAGGGATTAAAGGTATCAAGTGATTATATTATGGAAGAATGGGAATTAGATAGTTTTATTACACAAGAAAAATATGAAGAATTGAATAATGATTTAAATGAAGGATTACAAGAAAATTTTCATAATAAATTGGATTTAGAAGAAGATTTACAAAACGAAGTTTTACAAAACGAAGTTTTACAAAACGAAGTTATAATTAAAAATCAAGGAAATTATGAAAGTTCTGATAATAATGAAAAAGAAATTATATTTGAATCGCAAAGTGATGATTTGTATGAAGAATTTAATAATAAAACAAATAATGAAAATACATTGGTAAATACATTGGAAAATACATTGGAAAATACATTAGACCATAATGATATAAAATTAATTAATTTAAAAAATACTTCAACAACTTCTAAAAAAAATAGTTCTGTTATAAATGATAATAAATTAAAAAAAATAAAGACATTAAAAAAAAGTAAAGAATTAATTAAAAAAACACCTAAAAAATTATTATTTAACAAATAATATAAAACAATATAGAAAAGATTAATAATTTAAGAAAAATTATAAAAATTAATTATAAAGAATCAAATAAAATTTTTATTTAATAAAACTTTAAAAAATAAATTATATAAATTATATAAATTATATAAAAATATTTAATTTAATATTTTTAGATAAATATCTTTATTTTTTTTTATTAGTAATTAATATAAATGGTTAAAACTGATTCCAATAACATTTTAAAAATAGTAGTTATATTACTTGTAGTTGGAATAGCATATTTAATATATGTTTTATATAATAAAAGCTCTAATAATAGTTCTTCTATATCAGATGTATTGAGTAATGTTCATGTTTCAAGTAGTCGAGTTCATGGTGGTTCACCATCTTCATCAGTTTCTTATTCTAAAAAATCATCCCCTTCAGTTGAACAACACAACTCACATGTTGGCCATAATGAAAATATGGAACATCATGATAACGAAGTTCATAGTCCAAATATGTCTGTTAGACATGGAATTAATGGTAAACCAAGTGGTTTATCTGACCCTATTATGGAAAAAATGAATAGTTTGAAGGGTAATCATATTGTAGGAGGTGATAATATAGAACATTTTAGTCAAAATCATGAATATGAAGTTGAAAGAAATGAAACTGCTTTTCCTAAGGACCAATTAACAGCACAAGAATTATTGCCACAAGATAATAATAGTCTATGGGCACAAGTAAATCCTGAAGGAGAAGGTTCTTTAAAGGATAGAAACTTTTTACAATCAGGATATCATATTGGTATTAATACTGTAGGACAAACTCTAAGAAATGCAAATCTCCAATTGAGATCTGAACCACCATGCCCACAAGTTGTTGTAAGTCCCTTTTTACAAAGTACTATAACACCCGATACTTCAAGACGCGTTTTCGAAGTTGGAAATTGCGGATAAATTTAATTTAACAATTTATTTATATATTTTTTTGTAATAATATTTATTTTTATAAGTTTTTCTAAAAATAATAATAAATATTAAAAATAATAATATTATTCCAATTATATTTAAGTAATTACATAATATATAATTGTATATAGTTGAGTCCATAGAATGCCATGAATTACCCACTACATGTTTAAAATAAGTTCCGCCTTTACAATTTTTATCAGTACATACATTACAATCACCTGCAAAATCTTTATTTGGCATTATATAAATATTTTTAATATTATTTATATTATACTCATTAATCATAGATGTTAAGAAATGTGGTCCAGTACTTGCCATAATATGAAAATGTTTACCAAAAAATATATATTTTTTACTACGTTCCAATAATTTAGATATACAATATTTAAAAAATGGATGATTCGGCTTTATCATAAAAAATGAATTTGTATAGAATAAATTTAAGTTTGGACATTTCGTTATAACAATATCGTATTTTAATAAATTGTCTAATTCCTTTATACAATATATATCTAAGTCCAAATATATTCCTCCGTATTTATATAAAACTAAATACCTAAAAACATCACATCGTTGAATATCATATTTATACGAAAGGTATAGTTCTAATAATTCTGGATAAAATTCATTAACAAATTGCTTCATTTTTTCATGTGTCCATAACATATATACATAATCGTTGTGGATTTTTTCACAACTAATTTGTGATTCAATCCATTTATCAGGAATTATATTTGTTTTCCACGTTTGGTGTATAATTTTAGGTATCATATATAATATATTAAGATTTTCATTTAATTTTAATGAAAATTAAAGAATTAATAAAGTACCTTTAATAAAGTGTCTTTAATAAAGTTCCTTTAATAAAGTGTCTTTAATAAAGTTCCTTTAATAAAGTGTCTTTAATAAAATTCCTTAAAAAAATTCCTTTAAAAAAATATTTATATTAAATATTATGATAAATCAAAAAAATTGATTTTTTTACATATATATATTCATTTATTATTTAAAATTAAACAAACAGTGACATAAAAGCCTACATAAAAGCCTACATAAAATCCCACCATGGAATTGATAAGTGAGTCGGATATCTATTTCCCAAGTATAGATGATAATGGTATTTATATTGATAGAATACCGAACTTTGTAAATTATTCAAATGGTATAAAATGCCAATGCGGATCAAGAAAAGATAAAGTTTATACAACATATTCTAAGTTTTCATCACATCTAAATTCAAAATCACATAAAAAATGGATAGAGACTATAAATCTTAATCGTGAAAATTATTTAGTTGAAAATTTCAAATTGAATGATGTAATAAAACAACAAAGAATTCAAATTGCGGAATTAGAGAAGAACCTTCATAAACGTGCTTTAATGGTTGATTATTTATCAAACGAAATACAAAAACTAACTGTTCATAAAAATCACAAAAATCGCAAATAGATTTTCTTAATAATAACTTATATTTAAAGACAATTATATATAGATATATATGACTCAAAATTCTCCAGGAATAAAATGTTTGTCTCCCCTAAACAAGCTTCTCAATATTATAAAATCTCTAAAGAGTCTTTACGACTCAAAACTATTTCTAAAGAAATTGAATTTATTACTACCTCTGGTGGACACCACAGATATAAAATCGTTCCTTATGATGCAAATACAGTTATTAGAAAAAAAATTATTTATGCTAGAGTCTCTTCATCCAAGCAAAAAAAAGATTTGGATAGACAAATTAATTTTATTAAACAAAAATTTCCTGACTACACCGTTATTAAAGATATTGGCTCAGGATTCAATTTTGAAAGAAAAGGATTTATCTCCCTTTTGGAACAAGTCATGTCTGGAAATATCGAAAAAATTGCCATTGCCCATAATGACAGACTTACTAGAATTGGATTTGAATTTATTCTGTTCATCTGTAAAAACTTCAATACAGAACTTACCGTTCTCTCAGATAAAGATGATAAAGTACCAAAAGATGAATTTACAAATGAATTTATATCCGTTATTACCCACTATACCTCAAAATTCTATGGAATGCGAAAATATGATTTACACTCGAAAAATTAGATTTTATCCTACTCCTTTTCAAAAAAAAGAATTTGAAAAGTTTTTTGGGGCATCTAGGTATTTGTATAATAAAACAATTTCTTTATTTCAAAATAAAAACCAAGAACAAAATAAAAAATTCTCATTAAGTTTAGCAAATATTAGACCTCTTGTTATGAAAAATAATAAAGATTTGAATAATGATGATCCAGAATTTTGGTTAAAAGATATACCATACGATACTAGACAATTGTCTATTAAAAATGCTATATCATCTATTAAAAGTTCATTAGAATTATTAAAAAATAAAAAAATTAAATATTTTAAACATAATTTTAAATCTAAAAAAAATAATAAACAAGTTTTTTACGTAGATCATCGTGCTTTAAAAAATCTTAATCTTTTTCCATCCTTATTAAAAGAAAATTCTAAACTAAAAGTTAAAAAAAGATATAAAAATTATGAAGAGTATATTCCTACGTCAGATTGTATAATTTTAAAAAATAAAAAAAAATACTATATTTTATTTTCAAAAGAAAAAAAAAACTGAT